GACTTGGCAGCACAATTCAACTTGGCGCGCACCTCTGGCAATAACACTGCCGCGCTCAACGAGTTCTTGGAGTATGTGCCAACACAGGCGACACCTGACAAGATGCTCATGATTGAGTCCGCAGATTATTCGGCGCGCGATCTAGGTCGCATCCTTGGCGTCCCGTCCTACTTGCTGTCGGTCTCTATTGGTGCTTACTCGTACCAATCATCCCAGCAATCACGGATTGATCTTTGGACTTACGCTTGCAAAGCTCTTGCCGACTGCATCACGGAAACACTCTCGTCCGACAATGTGCTCCCACGCGGAACCTATGTTTGCTTTGACACAGACGACTTCTTGGCAGAGGCTTACATGGGGGGCGACATGCCAGAAGACAGAATGAACGAAACCGATATCCCTCAAGATGCACTTATAGAAAACTAGGATCCAACCATGATCAGACTTACTTCAGAATCTTTTACGATTGACGCCGCACAAGGCGAAACAGGACGCCGCACCATCTCGGGAATTGCTGTGAGGTATAACACTCCAGCCCGAGTAAGTGATGGGTCGATGGTCGCGTTCGCCCCCGGATCCCTGCCTGTGGACGGACGCGCACCAACGCTTCAGATGTACCACCAATCCGACAAGGTAATTGGCACGGTCACGGAGCGTGTAGAAGTTGATGGAGTTGGCATGATGTTTGCCGCTCGCATCTCCGAAACAGCACTTGGAAACGAAGCTCTTACTTTGGCAATGGACGGAGCCCTTCCAGAAGTGTCCGTTGGAGTCGAGCCAATCAAGTTCAAGTACGACAAAGAAGGAACAATGATCGTCACCGAAGCATCTTGGAGCGAATTGTCACTTGTCGCTCGCGGCGCATTTGACGCACCAATCCAGCAAGTCGCAGCATCCACACCAGAAGAAGAAGAAGTTACTACTATTCAAGAAGCACCTCAACAGGAGACAGAAACCATGAACGAAACAGTCGAAGCCCCAGCCGTAATTGAAGCATCAAAGGCAACTCAAACAATCTTTGCAACCGCAAAGCGCGAGTTCAAGATGCCAACACCAGCCGAATACATCTCGGCTTTTGTAACTAACCCAGACAAGTTCGCAGAGATGCGCGCAGGTATTGAAGCAGCTGCTCCAAATGTGATCACAACCGACATTCCGGGTGTTCTCCCATTGCCAATCGTGCAACCTACCTACAACAACTTTATTGGTCGTAGGCCTGTCATTGACGCTGTAGGCGTTAAGGCAATGCCACAAGGCGGCAAAGTTTTCATTCGTCCAGAAGTAACAACACACACTTCGGTCGCAGTGCAATCAGCAGAAAACGCAGCACTACAAAGCGGAACTTTTGTTGTCACCGATAACCAAGTGACCAAGGGAACTTATGGCGGCTATGTAACTTTGTCAGAGCAGTCAATCGACTGGTCTACTCCAGAGATCATCGGTCTTGTACTTGATGACATGGGCCGTATCTACGCAAACGCCACAGACAATGTCGCAGCAGACAACTTGAAGACAGGTGCAACAGTTACCTCAAACTTCACAGCTGCAAGCGGCGCAGATCCTTCCTACTGGTCATCGTGGATTTCGAGTGCAGCCACAACAATCTTGTCGGGCTCAAATGGCAACTTGCCAACTCACCTATTTGTAAGCCCTGACTACTGGGGCGTATTGATGGGCTTGAGCGACACAGCTGATCGTCCATTGTTCCCACAAATTGGCCCAATGAACGCATTTGGCAACCTCTCACCGGGACAAGTGAACGGTGTTGCATTTGGTCTCCAAGTTGTTGTAGATCGCAACTTCGCAGACAACACAATCATTGTTGGCGATGCCACTGGCTACGAGGTGTTCGAGCAAATGAAGGGCGCAATTAGTATTGATGTACCATCAACTTTGTCTCGCACAATAGCCTTCAGAGGGTATCTTGCAACTTTGATGATTGATGCAAGCAAGTTTGTCAAAGCAGTAATGGTCTAAACCGAGAAAGCAGGCCAAAATTATGGCTGCTTACACGGTCACACACAAACAACTCACCGACAACTACGCAGTCTTACAGCTTCTTACTGAAGCCGAGATTGAAGTTGGCGCGAGTGTTGTCATCACGAATGTCGATGCGACTTTCAACGGAACTTACATTGTCTACGCTCTGCCGCAATATGCGTTCATGGGCGTGGACGATGAAGGTGATCTTCTTTTTGATCCGCTTGTCACAATTCCGAATCAGGTGCTCTACGCAAAGACCGCCAGTGATGTCGCTCGGACTGCCGCTTCTGGCACGCTGACATTAACCCAGACTTGCACTTGGGTAACTGCCGCAATGCTCGAGGACTGGCTTGGTATTGGTACAGCAACCGCAGCTGACGCCGCATTCCTAACGATCTGTGCTTCGGCATGCTCGCAGTTCGCGTGGCGCCGCAGAATGGAAGCAGGCTATATCGATTCACTGACAACGGTTCCCTCTCAAGATGTCTTGCTGGGAACGCAAATGTATGGTGGGTCTTTGTATCGCCAACGCGGATCGATAGATCAGTTTGCTTCATTCCAAAATATGGGCGTAACTCCTGTCATGGGTCTTAACGGAATGATCCGCCAGTTGCTTGGAATTGATCGTCCGCAGGTCGCCTAATGGCTGTACCTAACTACACGGATCTATTCAACGAAGGCTACGACGATCTAGTTGCGAAGCTCTCAACGGTCGTAGGGCTACAAGTCAATAACGATCCGCGCAATATCACGCCGCCAAGCGTCTTTGTAAACATCGATTCCATTGATGGCTATAACTACAATGTCGCAAAACTCAACTTTACTTTGCAGATCATCACGCTTGGCCCGGGCAACCTAGACGCCCAAAAGAGTCTGCTCAATATCCTCGCCCAGATCTACGCGCTCAATATCGGCGTGGTCTCTGGACGCCCAACGAACCTAGATATCGGTGGCTCGACGCTTCCTGCTTATGAGCTGTCGGTCTCAACTGTCGTGCAGACTGCCTAATCCACACTCTCGGCTTCATTATGTGTCAAACTAAAACCAACACTTCCAAGGAGTAACTCATCATGGCAACTTCAACTATCCTCTCAAATCCGACAGTCACCCTCGGCGGAACCGCGCTCACAGGCTGGTGCACAAGCGCAACCTTGACTCGCACTGTGACCGCTCTAAATGACACTGTGTTCGGTCAGACATCAAACACTTTTACGGCTGGACTTGAAGACAATGAGTGCACACTAACGCTCTTCCTTTCATACGATGCAAGCGCCACTTACGCAACTCTTGCTCCTTTGGTCGGAACAAAAACAACGGTCATCGTGAAGCCAACTTCGGCAGTGGACTCGGCAACAAACCCCGGCTTCACACTCACCAACTGCTACCTCGAGAGTCTTCCAGTGATCTCGGCTTCTCTCGGTGAGTTGCAATCGATTGATATCACGCTGATGGGCGGAGCCTATTCAGCCGATACAACGAACCCATAATCTTCGGCCTTCCTTGGCCCGACGAAAGGAAACAAAGTGAAGATCAAAATCAAAGTAATTAGGAACGGCAAAGAAGAGTTTCTATACACAAACCTATTCTCTTGGACTGAATGGGAACGCCTAATGAACCGCAGACTGGGCGATGGCATACAGCCGGGTGTCTCGGATTGGTGTTGCTGGGCGTGGGTATTACTACGCCTCAAAGGTGAGAACCTTCCTGACACTTGGCAAAAATGGGTTGCCGAAAATCCAAACATGGAAATTATTCCAGTTACGGATGAGACTAACCCAAACCCTACGGACGCGGCTACAGGCGAAGACTCGCCGAACTTGTAGTCGCGACTGGGTGGTCTCCCACTTTCTACGCTGACACCTTCGACACGCGAGATCTTATTACCATTGTCGCAGTGCTAGAAAAACAGAATAAAAAGAGGTGACATGGCTGAAGGACTTAATACAAAGATTGAGGTCTACGGACTTAAGGCAGCGATTAAGCAACTGAAGTCGGTTGAGCCGGGGCTTCGTAACGAAATTGCAAAAGACTTTCGCAGTGTCGCCAAGCCAGTCATCAACGACGCTTTGGCTCTTATCCCCAGCACAGTTCCCCTTTCTGGAATGGGTAGAAACTGGACTACAAAATCAGGATTCAAGATGCTTCCTTGGGAAGCAGGCAGGAAGCAAAAGATCTCCGCCAAGATCAACACTAAAAAGGTCTCGGAGTTTCGTGGACAGATCCGCAATGTCGGAGTCTTCAACATTGTCTACTCGGGCTCGACTGGCACACTCTTTGACATGGCTGCAAGCGGCAGACTCGGTGCAGCTCTGTCGGCGCGATATGGCAACCGATCGAGAGTAATGTGGAAAGCAATGGAAAAGAACAACGAAACAGTCGAATCAGAAATGCGGCGGATCGTTGAGACTGTCATGGACAAAGTTGATCGGAATGTGGTCTCATAATGGCATCAGTAAACATTCCAATTATTTCCGAGTTTGACGCCAAGGGTACTCAAAAAGCCATTGCCGAATTTAAGTCTCTTGAAGGCGCATCCAAGAAAGCGCAATTCGCTATTAAGAAAGCAGCAGTCCCAGCAGCCGCAGCAATCGCAGGTCTAGCAGTCGTACTTGGTGACGCAACCAAAGCTGCAATGGAAGACGCACAAGAACAAGCAAACCTTAAATTAATTCTCCAAAACACGACTGGAGCATCCGACGCACAAGTTAAATCTTTAGAAGATCAAATCACTGCCATGAGTCGAGCGTCTGGTATTGCAGACACTGAATATCGAGTAGCTCTAGAAAAATTGACCATAGGTACAAAAGACGCCGATAAGGCTATGGGCGACATGAACCTTGTCATGGACATTGCGAAAGGTCTACATACCGACTCCGCTACGGTTGCCGACGCTCTTGCTAAAGCCTACGAAGGTAACTTTAAGGCACTCAAAACGCTTTCTCCAGAGATTAAAACAATGGTGGACGACGGAGCAGACCTTGACACGATCATGGCTGCTCTTGGTGGAACTTTTGGCGGAGCAGTAGCGGCAAACGCTGACACAGCCGCAGGGAAAATGGCTATTTTTAAGAACTCAATCGCCGAAACAAAAGAAGGAATCGGTGCAGCTTTACTCCCAGTCTTAGAAGCAGTCTTGCCATACTTACAAAAGTTTGCAGACTGGGCACAAGAAAACCCAGAAGCCTTCACAATTATTGCAGGAACTATTGGTCTAGTCGCAGCTGCAATCGTGCTCACCAATATCGCAATGGCACTTAACCCATTTGCGCTTATCGCAATCGGCGTTGGCTTACTTGTTATTGCACTAAAACTTGCTTACGACAAATTTGATGGATTCCGAAAATTAGTAGACATCGTTTTTGACGCACTTGTCGCAGGCGGCAAAGCAGTCTTTGACGGACTTACCTTTTACTTCACAGGCCTTTACAGTATTTTTAAGACGCTCTTTAACGGCATCGCAAAACTTTGGAATGGAACTATCGGCAAACTTTCTTTTAACTTTCCTTCATGGGTGCCGGGTCTTGGTGACAAAGGCTTCTCCGTTCCGAATATCCCTATGCTTGCGGACGGTGGAATCGTGACAGGGCCAACGCTTGCAATGATCGGCGAGCGCGGCCCTGAAGCGGTCATCCCATTATCTGGACGCGGTGGTGGAATGGGCAACTACACG